GCAGGTGTAATGTTGTTTACATCATTTGCTGCAAGAACACCAAATGTACAACCTAATCCAGATGATTACGAAGTTAGTATTGGAATAAGTAAAGATAACTTTTTTGCTAACAGACAATGGGAAAGAGAGTTAGGTTCTTTTTATATTGATGATTTGTTTTGGTATAAGTTTGATAATGGTATTTACTTCAAACCAGAATATATGAACAAAGAAAGTCGTGATGTTAGATATTTAAAGATTGACTCAAGACGAAGTTGGAATGATTGGTCATTTGGTTTCACGAGTCGTAACACAGATGAAAATGTGTTTAGTAAAAACTTTGTAACATTCGTATCTTTTGGTATGAGTAAAAAGAAGAAATATCGTAATGACAAAGTAGAAGTAGAAGTTACATTTGATGGATACTTTCCACCAAGCGAAGAAGATGGTAGGGATACATTTGAGTTTGAAGATAAATTTAAAGTATCATATCAACTTACTAAAAAGTTTAGGATATATAATTTAGGAGAAATTTCTAAATTACAAGGTAAAGAATTTTATAAAGCTAAGATTGGATTTGAATATGAATTATGATGAAATAATTAAATTGTTAGAAGATGCATACAATGAAGAAGATTGGAGTATTATTGAACAATTAATTGAGGATTTACAATACACTGTAGATTCAAATGTCGATGGTGAATTATATCCGTGGCACGATGAAGATGGTCATGATGAAATTGATTAATATGGGGCTGACTGGAAATCGACTGGTATCGTTTTGTAAGTTAGTGCAGCAGAGTTTGAGTAGACTCTTAAATAAAACTCAACGAAACTCAATTGGCGAACAATCGCTAGACGGGTTGGTGATAGATTGGCATTTGACTGAGTATGATTACTCAGAATTACCAATCGGTGATTCCCAACCATCTTACGCCTACGCGGCTTAAGATACTGAGTTGTCTAACACTCGGTCATAAAATAAGTTAGACATCCACTCGTGTGATAGAGTATAAAATTTCATCAGTTAAACCACTCTGAGTAAAGTGAGACATGGTGGGTTGTTGGTGACTACCGATTTGGAACCAAACTAAGCTGTGAATGACTATTTATAAAATATATGCAGGACGGGGGTTCGAATCCCCCCAGCTCCACAAAAAATAAAAAAATGTTGTATTTTAAAAAGAAATGGAGATATTTATTTATGAGTGTGAATGAAGTACTTTATAATACTATTATGAAGCATTGGAAAACATATTTATCGTTTCTAAGTGTACTTATTGCAAATGGGTACATTTGGACAGTTATTTTTGACAATTACCAAAGTTTTTACATGGATAATGTGAATGATTTGAAATCGGAAAACTATAGACTTAACAAGTTAGTTTCAGAACATAAACTTGAGGGACTAGAAGTTACCGTAACAATGTATCACCCAGTTCCGTATCAAACTGATTCTACACCGAACATTCTCGCGGATGGAACGCGCATAAGGGTACACAAAGCTAGCGAGTACCGATTCATAGCGGTTAGTAGAAACCTTTTGACACGATGGGGTGGGTGGTTAGATTATGGCGATTTTATTTTGTTAAAAGGAACTAATGGAAAGGACGGTGTTTATCAGGTTAAAGATACAATGAATCCAAGATGGGTTAATCGTATTGATATCTTAGAAACGCCTGGAACCAAACCATATAGATTTGATTCTGCTCAAATTATGAGAACTAATTTGGATTTGGTTACACACTTAAATTAAAGAGGTTATATTTGAAAAAATGGTTTTATGAGAGAAGTCGATTCTCTGAGTTTAAATCAAACACCACCTATCATAAGCTTTTACAAATGTCTACCGACGAGTTTACAGAATGGGCACGATTACTTCGCAGTGAAGTTACTGAACAATGGGATGTTTATGGTACACCACCTGTCATTGGTAAAGATGAAGATGGGTTAATAAAAAAGTTTAAAAAGTTAAAAGGTAATCCTTGTGATTATTTGATTGAGGATAATACTGGTGATAGTGAATCACTTGGTATAATTAAGAATTTTAATAAAGATGCATCTGGTGTTAATCAGTTTTTTCCAACAATGTTAAAAACAAAAATCAGTATTGGTAAATCTGCTGATAATGGTTTATCTATCTATGACCATTTTGGTGACCCAAGCATGGAAGAAAAGTTTGTACATATAATGCGTAGGGCAGTAAAAAGAGATTCCATGTATTCATGGTCAAGAAGTATTGTAACCAAGAAAGATGAAAATCCATTTTGGAATGGAGAGAGTGGTAAAGAGTTTATCAAGAATGTCCATGATGGTAAGGTTTGTATTGGTAAACATAAAGATGTGAGATTTGTACTTGCAAGAGTAAAGGAAAGTACAGTCGGAAACTATGGTACTATGAATGAAGAATACAAAGGCCATGGTAATGTATACCTAACTGCAAAAGACGTGCAAGAGTGTAAAGATAATGGGTTATTAGATGATACTATGTTAAGTAACATAGAAGATATAATTTCAGAAGAAACAAGTAAAAGTGGTAAAGTAACTAAATTTTTATATTTAATTAGACACTATGATAAAACGGTTGGAATTTTTCCAAAGATATTACAAGTATTTAGATTAGCATGTGGACAACCTGCAGTAAACTTCCCACCACTTACAGCAAAATTACTATATGAAAAATTTACAGACCATATAGAAAATCAAGACCAAAGATTTCATATATATGACCCATCAAGTGGTTGGGGTGGTAGGATATTGGGAGCAATGAGTTCTCGTAAAAAAATACATTATGTAGGAACCGACCCTAATCCTGATAATTTTGGTAGGTATGAAGCAGTTGCTAATTTTTACAATGAAAATTGTGTAGATGATTTTTCTGAAACATTTACTCAATTTTTTGAAGTACAAAAGCAAAGTAATACATATGATGTATTTAGAGAGGGTAGTGAATTAATAAGTAACAATCCAAATTTTCAAAAGTATAAAGGTAAATTAGATTTGGTGTTTACTTCACCACCGTATTTTAATCGTGAACAATATTCACAAGATGAGAATCAAAGTTTTAAAGCATATTCAGAATATGAAGATTGGGTTGATAATTTTCTTAGACCAACTCTTACAACTGCATATGAGTATCTTAAAGATGATAGATATATACTTTGGAATATTGCTAGTATCAAAATTGGTGCAAATACTTATTATGATTTAGAGGGTGATAGTAGAAAAATATTAGAAGAACTTGGATGTGAATATAAAGGTAAATTAAAAATGTTAATGACAAGAATGATTGGGTTAGACCCAAGTAAGACTGGAATATTAAATTCAGTTGAACATGATAATAATGTGTATAAATTCGAACCTATATTTGTGTATCATAAGAAATGAAAGTAATTAAAGCAAATTCACCGACAGATGCTTGGATAAAATCACACGAGTATCTTTTAGAACATGGTAACAAAGATGTGATGAACGAAAGTATTAATATGTCCGTAGAGATAGAAGATAACTTTGATATCGATAAAAAATTTGATTCTACCTTTCGGTATATCTTTGGTGATGATAGGATAGATTATGCATCATCAGTTACATTTGTAAAACCAAAACTACACCCATTTATGGATGAATTACAATTTCAACAAAATGATACCAAAGTAAAGTGGAACAAAACTTATTGGGGTAGAATGATTAATTGGGATAATAGTTTTAATCAAGTAGAACAAACTATTAAGAGATTAAAAGAACATAAGAATAGTAAAACAATTGCAATGAGTATTTATGACCCTAAATCAGATGGTAGGAAAACAATGAGTGGAATGCCTTGTTTATTATCAATTGACTTGAAACCTCGTAAAGAGGGATTGTATTTAACTGCATTTTTTCGTAGCATGAGAATTAGTAAAAGTGGTTATGCTGATTGGATGGCGTTATGTGAGATGGGTAAGTTCTTATGTGAACAAGCAGATTTAAAATTAAAACGGGTTACAACAATTGGTGGTTCAGTTCATCTTGGTGATATGAATAACGAAAAGAAAAATGTCAAGGAGTTACTTCGTGTGTGGAATAGTTAGTACTATCAATCATAGTGATGAAGTAGTAGTTGATATGCTACAACAGATTGAACATAGAGGTAAAGATAATAGAGGTATATACGAAAGTGGTAATGTACATCTTGGTCATAATCGATTGAGTATCAATGATGTAAGTGAGGCAGGAAACCAACCATTTGTATTTGATGATTATGCACTTGTTGTTAATGGTGAGATTTGGAACTATCCACAATTAAGAAAAGAATATGAAGAACGAGGTTATACATTTTTTAGTAATAGTGATTCAGAAATAATTTTATATTTGTACAAAGAAAATGAATTAAAAAGATTAGAGGGTATGTTTAGTTTTGTATTGCATGATGAATTAACAAATGAATTAGTTATATCAAGAGATTGGGTTGGTAAAATTCCATTATATATTTATAACAATGATACAAATATTTTGATTGCATCAGAAATGAAATCAATATTAAAAATATTACCACAAGCAGAATGTAAGTTTGTTCCAAAAAATTCAGTAGTTAAAATAAATACAATTACTGGTTCAGTACATATTGAGGAAGATTATTATTTTACTTGGACACCATTTGAAGATAAAGAGTTTGACCAAGATGAGGTTAATAAAAAAACATATGAGTTATTAGATAACGCTGTAGAAAAAAGATTATTAAGTGATGTTAAGGTTGCAACTTGTTTAAGTGGTGGTATTGATTCAAGTGTGATTACTTATTTGTTAAGTAAGAAAGTACCTGATATCGTTTCATACACTTGTAAGTTTGATGAGGATTCAAGAGATTTAATGTTTGCAAGAATGGTTGCAGAACATATCAATGTACCATTGGTTGAGGTAGAGATACCACGAGACCCAGAAGAATTAAAAAGAAAATTTTTAGAAACAATAAAGGTTATAGAATATCCATCGACAGTCCAAATGGAAGTTGGTATTCTACAAAGTTATGTTGCCGAGAGAATGGCAGAGGATGGTGTTAAGGTTGCGTTTAGTGGTGAGGGTTCTGATGAATCGTATGGTTCATATGGTACATTCAGAATGTTCAGTAAGAAACCAGATTGGAGTGATGTACGAAAGAAATTATTTGAGAAACAATACTATGGTAATTTACTTCGCGGAAATAATATCTTTATGAATTATGGAACAATAGAATTAAGATGTCCATTCTTTGATTTAGATTTTTTAGATTACACTACTAACCTTACACAACCAGTATTAGATAATAGTGGAAACCAATGGAAGAAACCACTTGCTGAAGCATTTCGTGGACACTTACCAGATGAGGTATGTGACCAAGAGAAAAGAGCGTTTCAGAAAGGAACAAATTTCAAAGAGTATATTGAAGATGTAATTTTAAATGATGTAGAAATAAATTTTAGAAATAGAAAAAAACTATTTCATTGTATCGGTGATAACTTTGAAAGAATATTTGGTTTTAAACATAAGGGTATGAGAGATACCTTATCTGGTACTGAAAATGGATTTGGGAAATGGGTTTAATACAAACACCAGTAGAAACATATTCACTTAAAGGTATTGATGTTGATGTCAAGAGAGATGATTTAGTTGGAGATGGTAATATATTTCCACGATGGGCAAAGATTGAGGGTATCAAAAAAATCTTAGAGAGTGATAGTATAGATAAATCAAAACCACTAACACACTTATCAGTTTATGGTAGTTGGACAGGTTGGACATTAAGTAAGTTATGTAAAGACTATGATATAGAATTTATTTCTGCATATCCTAATACTGATAGGTTTCCAAAAATATTGTTAGAACGAGTTGAGGGTAATGGTGGTAAGTTACATCCCATGAGACCTAATATGATGGCATTTATGCAAAACAAACTAAACACTCAAGCAAAAGAAAATGGTTGGCAACAATTACCTTACGCGTTTAATCATCCTGCATATATAAGTTATATGGGTGATAGGATGAAAGAAGTATTAAAAGATAGGGATTATGACAATCTTGTAGTGAGTATCGGAAGTGGTGTAACTGCAAGTGGATTGATAAAAGAATTTTTAGAGTATGGTGATGATTGGTGGAAGTTGGATTCGGTATCACGAAAGGTTTACTCTATTACGATGAGTGCATTCTCATCAACAAAAAAGATTTTAAATGAAAATCATGCGGGTGATTTAAAAAATATCATACTTGAGAAATCACCTTATGCATTTGATGATATGATGGATGATTATGAAGTACCATTTGATTGTAATGAATTTTGGGATAAAAAACAATGGTACTGGTTAGAACAGAATATAGAAAAATTAAAAGGTAAGACATTGTTTTGGAATATCGGTGGTTCTTATCTAAAATCAATAAATGAAAAAAAATAAAAAAAACACTTGACTTATATAGTAAAAAAGCCATATATTATAACATCTTAGATTGGAGAAATACAAACATTATGAAACAACTTACTGAACAACAAATACAAGATAATTGGAATAGACTTAGAGATATAATCGGTAAAACCTTTTCAGGCGAACGATTAGATAAGTTAAATACAATGTATGATTATTTTGAGGATAGAATGGTAGTAGCACCAGCAAGTGGTAGAGAACATTATCATAATGCCATGGTTGGTGGTTATGTAGAGCATGTATTACATATTGTTGATTTTTCAGAACAAATAAAAAAATTATGGGAACAAAATGGTGCAGATATTAATTTTACAGATGAGGAATTAATTTTTGCAGCACTCCATCATGATTTAGGTAAGGTTGGTGATTTAGAAGATGATTATTATGTAATTAATGAATCTGATTGGCACAGAAAAAATCAAGGTAAAATATATAACCATAATCCTATACCTACATTCATGACAGTTACGGATAGGGCATGTTGGTTACTTCAACATTTTGGTATCAAAATGACCGAAAATGAATATATTGGTTTAAGACTTACAGATGGTTTGTATGAACAAGCAAATGAAAAGTATTTAAAAACATATTCCAAAGAGGTTGCACTTAGAAGTAATATTGCTCGTATTCTACATCAAGCAGATGTCATGGCAACCTTTATAGAAGCAGATGAGTGGACTCGTGGAGATAAAAAAGAAACTAAACGAGTTGCTAAATCAGTTACTAATATTAAAAAAGCAGTAAATACTGAAGTAGATACTAAACTTAGAGGTGAAAATGCCAAAGATTTATTTACTGAACTATTTGGAGATAAATAATGGTCATTGAAATAATTTTAGGAATAACCACAATAACATTTATGTATACAAGTTTTAATTTATTTCGTAAAGTAGAAAGATTAGAAGATTGGGTTGAGGAATATTCTGCTAGAGTAATACAAACTAAAAGTATACTCGATGAATTAGATTCAGAGGGTAAGTTCGAATCTGATGATGAAATCGGTACTGTATTTGAGGGTATCAAAGATACCGTAAATGATTTAACAAAAATAACAGAAAAGGATATATAATGCCAAGAAAAGCAAAAAAAGGTTCACCACGATATTATTTTAACCAAGATACTGAGAATGCGATTATTCGGTTGAATAAAGAAGATAGACCTTATATGAAAGAACGGATTTACAATGAACATATACGAGTTCCGTTTGAAAAGTTGTGTGAAAACATTATTCATACATTTAAGTTTTATTATTTTGATGTCCCATCAGAAGATGTAAAACACGAGGTAGTATCCTTTTTATATATGAACATTCATAAATTTACAGAGGGTAAGGGAAAGGCATTCTCATACTTTAGTATTGTTGCTAAGAATTATTTGATTCTTCACAATAATGGTAATTATAAAAGATTAAAACAACACACCTCTGAAGAAACATCGGATTACAAACGAGACCCTGTCTCTGAAGCTAGATTTCGTGAAAATAAAGTTCAAAAATTTGATTATGTTGAATCACTAGCTCAATATTGGAAAAGTAATATGACTACTGTTTTCAAAAGAAAAAAAGATTTAGATGTTGCTAATTCAGTTGTTGAATTGATTGATATGAGACATAACATTGAAAACTTTAACAAAAAAGCTTTGTACATTTTAATTAGAGAAATGACTGGCAGTAATACACAACATATTACTCGTGTGATTAATGTGATGAAAAAACATCATGTAAACCTACACAAACGATTTCTTAGTACAGGTTCAATAGATACCAAATTGACTGGTAGTTGGTTTTGATACTATTTCAACATTCGTGGAATTATAGAAAACATAACATAATAAATTATCCTGAACTTGGTTATATTACATCTCAACCTCACGCAGTTTGGTATGTAGAAAAGAATATAAAAAAACCAATAAAGAGATTATCATCAAGAATACATAGATTATGTAAACATGCGTTTCCTACACAACCTACCATTGTTTTATATTCGATTACTGGTAGGGATGTGGGTGGACATTCTAAAGGTGGATTACACCCAAACGATTATCTAAAATATATAAGAAATGTTACAGACGGTATAGGTGATTATCAACCCTTAGTAATTTTTGAACCTGATGCAATTCCTCATATGAGTAACATGAGTACACAAGATTTTAGGGATAGAAAATATCTTATAATAGAATCACTAAAAATATTAACTCAATCAAATGCTTTGATTTATCTTGATATTGGTCATCCATATTGGTTAAAAAAGATGGAAGCAGTAGATTATTTAAATATATTTATGAATGAATCTATAAAAGGATTTAGTCTTAATACAAGTAATTTTGTAACTACAGATAAATGTATAAATTATGGTGATTATATTGCAAATAACATTGGATGTAGTTATGTGATTGATACCTCTCGTAATGGTAATGAGGTAGATGAAACATTTAATCCTCCAAACATGAAACTTGGACCATTGCCCACTACTAAAACCAATTCAGATTATTGTGATGCATACCTTTGGATTAAAACTCCAGGTGAAAGTGATGGTGCTGTAAACGGTTGGCCAAAAGCTGGAAGATTCAATGCTCAAAAAACTGTGGATTTGATAAGGGGGAGCCTCGGATAGACTCCCCCTATTGTGTTTTCCGATATAGTACTACTTACGGAATAAACCCACCAACACCAACAATGCGACTAGTCCAGCGAAACCGGATTCGCCGAATGTGTTTATGATAGATGTTAGGTTACCAATAACATTTACGCCAAAGACTCCACTACCGAAAATTACTTCTCCAATAGCTCCAATGGCAACAAAGGATAGCATTAGATGAGCAATATCATCGATATATCCTTTGACGAGTGTTATGACTTCCTTCATATGGTTTTTTCTCCCGTTAGTTAATCAATACACGCCGGAATTTATCCGACCTATATAACTATTGTATATATAAAATAAACTTTTCTTATATATATTTATATATTAAGTTATTTTTAACAAGTGTTATATTTATTATAGAATCACTTTAGGTATATTATGTCAGCAGATTATGAAATTTTTGAGGGTAAAACCCTATCAGATGTATTCAAAGATATATATGATAATTCAAAGCGAAATAAAACACAATTAGAAGTGTTAATGAAAGAGGTAACATCATTTATTAAAGATGGTGATACTGCAGTTCAAATAATTCCTATGTTGAAAGAGTATTTAGAAATCAATGTAAAGAATGATGAACAGTTAGTTAAACTTGCAACAATCGTACAACGATTAGCACAAGGTTCTGTAAAAGGGGAATCTGAGGGTGAGTTTGGATTAACTGAAAAAGAAAAACAACAATTAATGGATAATATTCATAGTACTGTTGAAGAGTTACAAGATGAAAGTGATAACATTACAGCTAAATTAAATTAATGCCAAGAATAATAAAAAAAACTAATACCAATAAAACTGGTCCTATAAATAATCGTCTGCAGACTACTACATCTCAGATGCAATTACTCCATGAAATTTCTGATGGAGATTCTTTATTTTTTGAATTAGAACCAATTGAAGTTCTTGAAGTACACATCGTATCAGAGTTTGCAGAATTTCCTAAAACTTTAGATGGTCAAACAGATTTCAGTTATATTGGTGGAGTTAGAGCTAGATTTGTACACTCACAAGCAGGTCAAAATGTTTCAGAATGTTTTGATTTCAAACCATTTAATCCAAATATAAATATGATACCCACTATTGGTGAGATTTTGATTGGTACACAATATTTTGGTGAATATTATTATCTATCACCTGGTCCTTTAAATCTGTTTGGAAACCCATCACAAAATTTAATGCATCGAGCTAGTAGTGGTAATATTAAAGGTACATTGATACCTGATGGGGTTGATGAAAAGGGTAATCCGTTAAGTGATACACTTTCATATTCTAATGATGATGATATAAGTCAAGAAATGGGTATAGATATAACACAAAAATCTCCTGCAAATAGATTATTACCAAATGAGGGTGATTTAATAATAGAGGGAAGATTTGAAAATACTATACGATTAGGAAGTGATATAACAAAGGTTACTGGTGTCGAGGGAGAAAACTCGGGTAATATATTATTGAATGTAGGACAAACAAGATTATCAGCAGACGACCCAAAAAAACCTGTCGAAGAAGAATTAGATACAGATGGTTCAAGTGTATATCTAACTACAAATCAAGTATTAAAGTTTACACCTGGTCATGTATCAAAATTAATTCCTGAACCATATGATGGTAAATCTGTATTAATAAACTCCGATAAAATTATTTTGAATACAAAAAATAGTGGAGATATCGGATTATTTAGTAACAATAATATATCACTATCATCAGTTGCAGAAGTTGTTACTGAAACACCCGTTACAAAATTAGGTGCATTTGATGCAAAATTTTCATTAGTATTGGGTGAAGAATTGATTACTCTGTTAGAAGAAATTATGAAGTTAATCACTACGGGTTTAATTGCACCTACAGGTCCAGTAGCAGTAAATCCAAGTGGTGGTATTAAACTTCAATCAAACATTAAACAAATTTTAGGAATCGAATCTGGTAAAGGTGGGATTCTTAGTGTAAATAAGACGATATAATGGCGTTTGGTATATTTAAAGCTAGGTACAAGTTAAGATATAATGAAGGCTTTGAAAGTGGGGAAACTATGGCAGAAGTAATTGGTGAAGAATATGATAACACCATTAAAATTGGATTTACTAAAGCAAATACAGTTGGTGCACCACCATTGCCACCAGTTCCAATGAAGTCTTTATTTCCAACAGGTTTAACAAATATGATGAAAGTTTGTTTTAAAAGTAATGGTAGATTTCCATTGAGTAGAGCAGTTGATTTAGGTTTAACCTCTTATTGGGCTGGTGCAGTTGCAGCATCAGGTGCACCACCAATTGTAACTACACCAGGATTTTCAGGAGTATATATTGATACACCAGCTTCAATTGCACCACAAAGTGTAGATGAATTTTTAGATAAATTAACCACAGCTTTTGAAACATATCATTCACAATTAGTATTCATTTCAACACCCCCAATACCACCATTAGTGGGTATGGGGTTTCAAGTATTTTAGGAGGTCAACATGACTAATAAACAATTAGTAAAGATAATACGAGAAGTAGTAAAAAAAACAGTCGAAGTAGAGGTTCGAAAACAAGTTAATGAGATATTTATTAACGAGGGAAAATCTTCTCTTAAGAATCGTATAAAACCAGTTAAGAAGTTATCAAAACCAAAACCGATTAAAAAGAAAAGAAAGATGGTAGAATACACAAAAAATTCAGCACTTAATGAAGTATTAAATGAGACAGTTGGGTTGAATAGTAATTCTCAAGAAATGGATGAGTACCCAACAATGGGTGGTGGAGCGTTTGATAGTTCAAGAGCTGCAGAACTTTTAGGATATGGAAATAGTTTAAGAGCTGGTGGTGATAAAAATGTACAACGAGAAATAGGAGCAGTACAGACTGTTAAAGAAATGGGTAAAAGTACCGATGAAATACCAGAAGATGTTATGAACGCTTTAACACGCGATTATAGTGATTTAATGAAACACGATAAAATGAAATAGGAAATGTAAGTGCCAGACCCAATATTATTTGATTTTGATAATCCTACCGAGGAACAAATTCAAAGATTCATTGAATTTTCTGAAAATCCTGATGAGTATGATAATCCTGCAATATATCATTTAAATGCAGATGAAAAATCTTTCTTTGGATTAACCTTTCCACTAACATATGAAGTTGGTGCTACTGGTTTTTTTCCTCGAGCTAGAACCTTAAAAGAACAAGCAAAATCAAATTTAAAAAATGTGTTATTAACAAGAAAAGGTGAACGGCTAGGATTACCTGACTTTGGTAGTAATTTGACTGATTTACTTTTTGAACAGGCAACACCAGACTTAACAAATAGAATAGAAGAAGAAATTCGTGAAGTAGTAGGTAAACAACTATCCTATATCACGCTTATTGAGGTTGAATCTGTAATGGATGAAGTTGATAAAAACAGAATTATTGTAAGATTAACCTTTACAGTTGATGTTAGTGACCCAACAGCAATAGAAACGGTCACAATAACATCCACGACTGGAGTTTAGTCCATTATAATAGGAGAGATAAAATGCCATCAGATGTAGAATATGGAACAAATATAAAAAAAGAAAAAAAAGAAGTTACCTATATAGGTAGAGATTTTCCATCCATCAGACAAAATTTAATTGAGTTTGCAAAAACTTACTATCCAAGTGCATATAATGATTTTAATGAAGCGTCACCTGGAATGATGTTTATTGAAATGGCTTCATATGTAGGAGATGTATTATCATATTACATTGATAATCAATATCGTGAAGCATTATTACATTCTGCAGAAGAAAAGAAAAACATTTTTAAGATTGCACAATCATTTGGATATAAACCAAAATTATCAAGTCCTGCAACTGCAAAAGTTGAATTTGGTATTACAGTTCCTGCAGAAGAAGTTAATGAAACTTATCGACCAGATTTAGATTATGCACCAATTATAAGAGCAAATAGTACTCTTTTATCAAATTCAGGTACTCAATTTAGATTAATGGATGATTTAAATTTTGCTTTTTCATCAAGTCTTGACCCTCGAACTGAAGTAATAAGTAGTGTTAGTGGTGATGACCCAACAGAATATACATTATATAAAAATGCTATGGTTGAGAGTGGTGAAGTAAGAACTGATACATTTACATTTGGTGCAGCAAAAAAGTTTGATAAAATAATTTTAAACGAAAAAAATGTTATTGAAATTACTTCATGTATTGATGATGATGGTAACAAATGGTATCAAGTTCCTTTTTTAGCACAAGATACAGTATTTGATGATATAGAAAATAATGCTGCTAACTCACCTGATGTGTCTACAAACAAAACAAGTGCACCATTTTTACTTAAATTAGTTAAAACTGCTCGTAGATTTACAACATATATTAGAAGTGATGGTAAAACGGAAATACGATTTGGTGCTGGTGTTAGTACTAATGCTGATGAAGAATTGATTCCTAATCCAGATAATGTAGGTTCATCTTTAGGTACTGGTATATCTAAACTTGATACAAGTTTTGACCCAAGTAATTTTTTAAAAACTAAAACATATGGTCTTGCACCAAGCAACATTACATTAAATGTAACATATACATATGGTGGTAAGATAGAAGATAATGTGGTAAGTGGTGAGATAACACAACTTGGTGATGTAAATTTTTTAATAAATGATGATGGGTTAGATGTAGATACTCTCGATTCAACACGAGCATCTTTAGTAGCAAATAATATTGAACCTGCAGTTGGTGGTGGTGGAGCAGAATCACCTGAACAGGTTAGATTAAACGCAATTGCATATTTTAATTCACAAAATAGAGCAGTTACTAAAGAAGATTATGTAACTCGTGTATATTCATTACCACAAAAATATGGTGCTATTGCAAAAGTATTTATAATACAAGATGAACAACTTGAAAAAAATACACAGACTGTTATTAGAGAGGGTAGGATTGTAAAACAACCAAATGTAACTCCAATACCAAATCCATTAGCAATGAATTTTTATGTATTGGGGTTTAATGCCACTAAAAAATTAACATTGTTAAATGAAACAGTAAAACAAAATTTAAGAATATACTTATCTCAGTATCGTTTAGTTACAGATGCAATAAATATTAAAGATGCATATATTGTTAATATAGCAGTTCGATTTTCTATAATTGTAAAAAGTGGTTTTAATAAACCAGAAGTATTAGCAAAATGTATTGATAAAGTAAAACAACACTTTATTATTGATAAGTGGCAAATAAATCAACCTATTGTGTTGAGTGATATATCTTTTGCAATATCTCTTACCGATGGTGTTCAGAGTATTGTACCACCTGAAGATGATAACCCAAGTAAACAAATGGTTGTGATTGAAAATAGGTACAGAAGTAGTAATGGTTATAGTGGAAATGTATATGATATAAACACTGCAACCAAAGATGGTATTGTTTATCCATCACTCGACCCATGTATATTTGAGTTAAAGTTTCCAGCTTCAGATATACAAGGTAGAGTAGTAGGAGACTCTTAATGTATTATTTTGAATACCCAACTGCTGATACAACATTATATGAGGGAAATGTATCTTCCTCAATAAACACAGCACTTGATGAAATACTTGAAATTAGAAAATTTGTAAATACTGCAGGAACTACAGTTGCAGTTTCAAGAGCAATTATTAAATTTGATTATAGTTACATCTCATCTTCCATACAAAGTGGTTTGATACCAAGTACTGCTAAGTACTATTTAAATTTATATGATGCTGGTTCACATGAGTTGGCAGTAACACAATCTTTACATGCCTACATAGTAAGTGGTAGTTGGGGTGCTGGAACTGGTAGGTTAGATGCAAATCCAGCTATTGATAATGGTGCTAGTTGGAAGTATCGTGATAATGCTACTACAAAAACACAATGGGTAAGTGGAAGTGATACTATAGGTGGTACATGGTACACGAGTAGTTTAGATAGTCAATATAATGTATCGGCATCTTTTAATTTAAGTTACGAAACTACAGACATAAGAATGGATGTAACTGATTTAGTTAAAAATCAAATCTATTCAAGTTCAATATTTCCTAATAATGGATTTATCTTAAAACGAGAAAATATACCTACTACTGGTAGTGAATTTTGTGTTTATGACCCAACAACTGCTACAGGTTCTGATGAACATAATACTACACCACTTGGTGATTTGTTATTTTTCTCAAGAGAAACACACACTATATTTCCACCTAAATTAGAAGTTGAATGGGATGATTCAAGTTGGAATACTGGTAGTTTGAGTGCACTAAGTCCTACGGATTTAGATAGATTAACTATTTACTTTAAAAATATGAAAGAGGAGTACAAAGAAAACTCTAAAGTTAAATTTAGATTTGCAGGTAGAGAATTATATCCTGCAAGAACTTTTGATACTACACCAGCAGCATTGACAGTAAAATATCTACCAAGTGGAAGTGTTGAACTCGAACATGGTACATATTACTCTATTAAAGATGCATATACCGAAGATGTTATTATACCATTTGGTACTGGTTCAATTGTAAGTTGTGATTCATCTGGTAATTATATGAATGTTTGGTTAAATAGTTTTCAACCAGAAAGATTTTATAGATTTGAAATTAAAGTGGTTAGTGGAAGTGGTGTTGACCAAACATCAATGATATATGATGATGATTATATATTTAAAGTAGTGAGATAAAATGCCGTACACTGCAGAACAGTTAAAATCTAAAAACAATCAATTTTACACTAATGTAAATGATGGTGATAAACAACGCCAAAAAGAACTTGCAGAAGATGCATTTAAACGAATGCAAATTAGTGGTTCTGCATTAGATGCAGTAACTCCTATCAGAAATGGTGAGGGTGTTTTACAATCATTTGAAGATCCAGATAATTTAGGGAATTCTATTGATGCACCACATCAAAATGTTCGTTTACTTGTAAATCAAAGAGTGAGTACTCAAGAATTAGTAATAAAAAAGTTTGGTAATGATTTACAATTTTTAGAAATATTTCCAAACGAGGTAGATGATATAGACGATGAATTAGAAGCTGAAGGTATTGATGAAGCAGATACAGTAGTGTTACAAGAAGCATTGGCAGAACAAGAAGCCGCAACGGAAGAATTGAACCAAAGTCTTACCGATACTATAAATAGATTGAATAAAACTATAGCAGATTTAACCGACCAAGCAGCACAAGATGCAAAACCACCCAAGAAAAAAAGTCTTGGTAAAAAGGTTTTAGATAGAATAAAACCAAGTGGTACAGTAAAAGCAGTAAAGAAAACAGTTAAAAAAGTCGGTAAAGCACTAAAGAAAATATTTAGTGATGAAAGATTAAAACGAGATATCGTACCAGTTGGTATAGAAAATGGATTTAACACATATGAATTCAGATATATATGGGGTACACAAAGATATAAAGGTGTTATGGCACAAGAAGTTATGAAAACTAATCCACAAGCAGTTGATAAATTACTTGGATTATACAGAGTGGATTATGATGATATTAATGTGAGGTTTGAAAAATGCCAATAACCTATGGTATAAGTGAAGAAGATAAACTACAATTAGATGTTCCAAAAAGTGTATATAGTGGTTGGGGTAAAGATGATAATGATTTTATACGATTACTAATATATGATGAATCTGGTGATATTTTATACGGAGATGAAATTTTAAAACCCCAAGATGTTTCATTTTCTAATGAACAGACAATAGATATTGATGTTGGTACACATCTTAGAAGTATTGGTAGTCAATTTTCTCAAGGTAGATTTACAGTTCAGTATTTATTTCTCAGAAGATTAGCTGGACAAAAAAAGAGTGTTTTGATTAATGAAGATGGTTTTATTCATGTGGGTAAAGTTAGAACTCAAGTTGTTAATGGTAGACCTCGATTTTTTAGTGACAAGGGTGGTGAAGATACTCCACTTTCTGAATTATTTGAAAGAGAATTAAAATATCTTATAAAAGAAATATCTCCAAATAGAAGAGAAGTCAAAGTAGATGTACAACAAATTCAAAATGTACCATATCAGAAAAATTTTGCATCTATCAATAAGGATATGGTTTATATACCAAAAACAAACACACCTGGTGCTGGTAAAATAAGATTTGATTTAACAGACCCTAATGTATTACTATTCGAACCAGGTACAAATGAAAGAGGATTTACCGATTCGATGGTTGGTGGAGAAATTGTAATTAAAGAAATGTTTGAGTTTCAACCACCACCCCCACCACCTGTAGTAGAAGATGATGAGGATGATGAGATAGATGATGAAAGACCAAGACCAAAAGAAGAAGCCAGAAGAAGATTTTTAGATGCTGCTAAAGAAATAAGAAGAAAATTAAAACGAGCAATTAAAGAAGCAGTTTCCATACCAGTAACAGAACAAGTTCAAGATACTCCTGCACCAGATAATGATTATCAAGATTATGATGAATTTGATGATTATGGTAGTGCATGTTTTGTAGGGGATACAAAAATCAGATTGAGTAATAATAGAATGATACCTATTAAAATGATGAAACCTGGTATGAAAGTAAAAACCAATCAAGGTTTTGCTAAAGTTAAAAAAGTAGTAAAAGATAATAGACCATATGGTGATGGATTAGCAAAATATGGTAATCTTATAACTACTGCAGGACACCCCATCAAACATAAAGGTAGTTGGTACAGAGCAGATGAGGTAGGTACTCAATTTAATTACCCACCATTAGATGTATATAATTTAATACTTGATAAACACCATACGGTTTATGCAAATAATGTTGTTTCTGCAACTCTTGGTAAGTGGAAAAGTATGGACCATTTCTTAACAATGAGAAAAAATAGAATCAATATGTTAAGATTAGCAGAAGACCAAGAGGATTCACCAGGCAGTAGTGGAGGTGGTGGTGGAAGTGCTTTACCACCAGCACAAAATCCAAATAATAGAGAATCAGTAGATGAGTTTGAGCCACCACTTGGTAAACCTGGATTATTAGAACCAGGCAATGAATATATTGTAGATGAACCAATGATTCCAACTACAAGAGATGTTGTTTTGGCTGTTGCAGAAGAAGAGGGTGAATTACCAGATAAAGTTCCTATTGATTATGTAGCAACAATTACTGAAGTATTAGATTTCAATAAAGTTAGAGTGGATTTATCATATGAAGCTGCAGCAACTAAATTTGACCATAGTGGTGAACAACAACCAACAAAAGTATTTGATGAATTTTATGTAAACTATCGTAAAAATAATGTAGGAAGATTAAATAACTATATGGTATCAGATGATGGAATGCATTTATGTATTATGATTTTAGATGCACCTGCTCAATCGTTACCACTTAACGATGGTACACTTCCAATAAATGATATAGCAGATAAAAAAGCAAGATACATAAAACTATATGAACCATTACCCGATACAATAGAAGTAAATTCTAAAGTATATTTTGTTGAAGAAAAAATGGAACCATATGAGGATACGATAGATATGATTCCATTTGAAGAAGATTTAGAAGAACTATTATATTTACGAGTTCCAAATTTTAATTCTAAAGATAATCCAATAAATTTTCAAGGTACTGGTTTTCAAACAATGGAAAATATTGTTGGTACAGATACCACTACACAACAAGAAATTGCAGATAAATTATTTTCAAGTAGTTTATTAGATGTACAAGTTAATGTTGATTATCAAAAAAGAACAGAAAAGTTTATAGATTTTTCTGATTATGCATACGGTAATTTTAATCAGTTTGGTAGTGCAGAATTACGATTAAGGAACATGAAGAAAAAAGTAGAGTTGATACAAAATTATACTAAAGAAATTAATGATTTAACAAATGTTACTGGTTCTTTATCTTCACTTAATAGACAAAAAACTTTGAAGAGACGAGTAATAAATTCGTTTGACCCATATGAAAACTTTTTGTATACAGTATCATCAAGTTACATAAGTAGTTCTGTTGGAGAATTTTATGATTCATCTTGGCCTAAAGAGGGTGCTGCAGGTAGTACTTCAATTTATCACACTAGTCATTCTGTATTTACAGGTTGGTATGATACTCAAATAAGTTACGCACAAGATTATGATAAAAGAAATGATGATAGGTTGGTAAATCAATTACCTGCATTTGTAAGAAATGATACTTCAAATATAGAATTTTTAAATTTTACAGATATGATAGGTCAACAATTTGATGAAATATGGTCATATGTTAGACACTTTACAGATGTAAATGAACGGTCATCTAAAGTATCTGAGGGAATATCAAAAGATATAGTTCGTGAAGTTGGTAAACAATTTGGAATAAAATTTACAAATGGTAATGATTTAGTAATTGTGCCTACATATCTACTTGGAAAGGATATTGATGGTGGTGCACTTAATGAATCTCCATCTGAATCATTGACAGAAGAAATATGGAAAAGAATACTTGATAACCTACCATTCTTTTTAAAAACAAAAGGGACTGTGAGGGCATTAAAGGGGTTAATTAATTGTTATGGTATACCGAGTTCTATATTAAGAGTTCGTGAGTATGGTGGACCAAATTTACCTGGTCAAAGAGTTGCACCAGAAATAAAAAGAAAATTTACTTATGCATTAGATTTTAAATCTAATAATATATTGATTGCTCCATGGTCTAATACTGATTCTCCTGCAATAAAACCACAAACAATAGAGTTTAGATATAGAAGTTTAACTCCATCTAAAGACCAACAAATAATGCAAGCATCAGGTTCAAAGGGTAGTTGGGCAATTAATTTAAGAGATAATGGTGCACCAGATAACAAAGGTCACTTAGAATTTGCAATATCAGGTTCTGGTACAGACACATTTATAACTTCATCTGAATTACCTGTCTATAATGGTGATTTTTGGAGTGTTATGCTCACTCGTATTAGTGGTAGTGGTATTGATTTAAATGCTGATGAAGATAGAAAAAGTTCTGTTAAGTATGAACTTACTTGTAAACAATACGATGCAACGAGAGAAACTATACTTTACCAAGATTCATCGAGTTTAACAACTGATGGTACAACTTCTAATGGACAAAAACTAAATGATGCATTTATAACAAATGGTAATTTATTTATTGGTGGTAGTGGTTCAGTAGCTGCAAGTAATACTAATCATATGAAAGGGGTATTATTTAGTGGTTCTATGATGGAATTTAGATTGTGGAGTGAACCATTATCACAAAGTGTTTTTGATAATCATGTTCGAGCACCACAGGCATATAATGGTAATACTACTGCATCTCAGTATGATAATCTTGAATATAGATTAACAATGGGTGATAATGTAAACCTTGATACATTTCCAAATGGTATAGATGATAAATCATTTAGAACATCTTATGCAACTGGTTCAGATGCAACTCTATTTGCAGACAATCCATTTAGAAGTGTTGTTGATAAAGAGGAATTACAAATACCTAATATTGGACCAAGTAGAAGAAACGCAACAAAGATAAGAGTAGAACCTACAAATCTTGTTGGTGGTTTATCTGTAAATGTAAGAAGAGAGGCTTCTGCATATGATACCGCACCTACAGATTCAAATAAATTAGGTATTTACTTTTCACCTGTAGATGTAGTAAATGAAGATATTATATATAGTTTAGCTAATTTTGATATAGATGACCAAATAGGTGACCCAAGAGACCAATATGAATATGAATATAGAGGATTAGAAAAAACACAAAGAGAGTATTGGAAAAAGTATGCTCGAGCAAATAATTTTTGGGATTATATGAGAATACTACAATATTACGATAAAAGTATTTGGGACCAACTGAAAACAATGGTTCCTGCAAGAGCAAATACAACATTTGGTATACTTATAGAACCTAATATACTTGAACGAGCTAAAGAAGTTGTTGGTAAACAACCAGAATTTGAAAACACATTTTTTGAAAATGCTAATCAATTTCAAGATGGAGTACAATTAACAAATAGATTAAGTCAATCTATACATCCTTTTAGAATTGATGGAGAATTTCCAACATTTGAAAGTGAATTAAATTTAAATAGTTTGGAAAGTGGTTCACTTGGATTTTTGGGTATACCATCATTAACCGTTCTTGATGAAATAAATCCAAAATCTGAATATGGAACATTATATGCAACTGCAAGTGTTACTTTTGGTGGTATAACATCAGATTTAACAGACCCTGTCATGACATTTGTTAGTTCCTCAAGGATAAGTGAACATAATGAAATAAAACAAAAATTTTATTCTTCATCACTAAGTGCTTCAATAGATAATCCTTATAGTGCATCTTTTCATCCAGCAGAATTTCAAAGTGTATCATATGACAGTAGTTTGTTTAGGGTATACTATAAACCAATAACATTAACAAAGAAAAATACTATAGACGGTAATGACCCTGTAGAAATAACAATAACCTCACCTACAAAACTTGTAGTTAAGGAATCAGGTGAATCCGCATTAAAAGTGGAGTAAAAAGTAAACGATGTTATATTTATATAAGAACACCACCATCTTTGTTCAAATCAATAGGAGTAAAAAATGGGATTTTTAAATAATACAAGTATCACTGTTGATGCCGTTCTCACCAAAAAGGGTAGAGAAGCATTAGCTAGAGGTCAAGATGAATTCAATATAACTAAATTTGCATTAGCAGATGATGAAATCGATTATCGTTTGTGGGATGTAACTCATCCAAATGGTTCTAATTATTATGGGGCAGTAATTGAAAACATGCCTTTACTTGAAGCATTTGTAGATGAGAATCAAATTATGAGATTTAAATTGGTATCGTTACCAAAAAATACTGCGAAGTTACCTATATTAGAGTTACCATCTCCTAATTTAGCATTTACTGGTCCTGGCATAACACAGACAGTAGTTCCTAATACAAGAAATGGTAGTGATGCAGAAGCAGGATATAGTTTCACATTACATGATGCAACTATTGCAAACTTAACACCTAATATTATTCGTAGAAAACGAAAAAGAAGAAGAAGAAGAGGTAGAGGTAGAGGAAGGGGGCCTGCAAATTTTGGTAATATTGCAGGTGGAGCAGGATTTGCTGCTGGTAATTTCCCACCAGGATTTACTCCAGCAGATTTAGCTGCAGCATCTGCAGGTGCAGCTGCAATATCAGATATCCAAACTAATGTTGGTGCTACTACACCTGTATTTTTGAATGAAGAAGAAAGAAAGCGTTCAATAACTTTAGAGGGTAAATCAATAAGAGTTGTTTCTCGTTCAGTTACCGCAGATACCTCAACAAATTTAACAGTTACTGGTCTTTCGACAGGTGCTACTTTTAATGTAGCAATTACAGTCAAAGCTGACCCAAGTAGATTATAAGGAGTAGAAGATGTCAGTATTTACAAGATTCGATAGAGCAAATGATGTAGTAGAGAATCAACGAGTAAAAATATCAAGTGGTATTTGGAGTGGTGGTAGTGGAACACTAACTTCATTTTTTACAAGTTCTACTCAAGCTGCAACTGGGTCTTTTTTAGCAGTAAGACATAAAAATCCAGATACAGATTCGACATCTGAAGTACAATTTGATATCGGATATGCTCATTTTAATGGAAGTGGTTCACAAGGAAATACCACTAAACTCACAATAGGTGCAAGAGAAAGTGCAGCAAATTACAGACAATTTGCAAATGTTTTACTTCCACCTGCTACTGAAAAATTTACATTTACTGGTGCACCAAGTGCATCTGATGAATTTTATTTTATAGCATTTAATAGAGCAAGAATGAGAGAAAAGGTAGACCCAGGTAATTGGGAACTTGTAGTAAGTGCTAGTAGTGCAGGCACACCACACAAAATACACCTAATTGATGATAGTGGTGCAACTAATGTTGCAACAGTAAATGAGGGTGGTAGGGTATTCAATGTTGTTAGTGGTTCAATTGCAAGTGGTACTGGTGTGGTTGATACAACTGCTGCTAATCAACCTGGTGGT